CTCGGAGACCAGGGTGTTCTGGAGCGTCGCGAACCATCCGTACTTCTTGAGCAGCGAGTGGTAGAAGGTGGTGCCGGTCACCCAGGCCAGGAAGGATGCCACGACGGCCGGCGCCCAGTAGAAGTGCTGCGGCTCCGCCTCGTGGACCGCCCAGAAGCCGGTGGCGAGCGAGAGGACCGCGTGCGCGAGCCCCTTGATGGTGGGGTTGGTGGACGGCCGGGAGAACAGGGCGACGATGGCGGGCAGGACCAGGCCGACGACGAGGGATGCCGCGCCGGCGTAGTTGCTGAACATGCGTGTCCTTACGGGTTCGGGGTTACTGGGTCGGGAGTACGGCATACTGCGGAACGGCCGCAGTGATACCCAGGGGCGTATTCTCGTCGAGCAGGGTGCGGATGAGGTAACTCCGCTCGACCCTGTTCTCGTAGTAGTAGGAGCGGGTGAGGTTCGCCGTCCCGCTGGTTTCCCAGAGGTAGTCCGCTCCCATCGACCCGTCGAAGTACGGGCGTACGGCTGAGCCCTCCTCGACCAGGACGCCGTCGGCCCAGAAGATGCTGGGCTGGCCGGCCGTCATCGTCGAGCGGGCCACGTTGAATCCCATGAACACCGTGGAGGCCTTGGCGTCGAAGGTCACCCACAGCGTGCGCCATCTCGGGTTGTCCGGATCCGGCGTCGCGCTGCTGAAGGAGACGCGTTCGATCATGGTGGAACTGGTCATGCTGGACCAGGCGTAGACGTTTCCGCAGGACTGGGCGATGGCCACCCGCGCGCTCATGGTGTACCGCCGGCCCGGGATGAGTCCTGAGATCCCGAAGTTGAACCCGCCGTCGCTGCTCCCGGTGGCCGGGGAGGTGACCATGCAGGAGCCGGTCCCCTTCCAGCAGAAGGAGTCGGCGGCCACGGTCCCTCCGTTGATCGCCGTGGTTCCCGTGATGCCCGTCTCGAAGTTCGGGTTCGACGAGTAGTTCAGCCGCGTCGGCTTGATGACGACCTGGATCTCCCGGGCGTTCTGGTAGAGGCTCGGGCCGGTCGCTCCCAGCGGCAGCGGCTCGAACTGCACCGCGTCCAGGATCTGGTGCTTGTTCGCCGACATGCTCGCGAACTTGAACCCGACGGCCGCGTAGGCGGCGCGCTTCCAGGCGTAGCCGCCACCGGACACCGGGTAGTCCACCGGCCCGGTGAACGCGGTGTAGGGCCGGCTGTAGGAGCCGGCGAGTCCGGACTTGAGCGTGCCGGAGTTGATGCCGATCCACGCCATGGCGGGGTCGACCCCGCCGGCCGGGTAGTGGGCGAAGTCCTTGAACGCGCTCGCGGGCGCCTTGACGCCGGCCGACAGTCGGCCCTGGAGGGTGAACTGCCCGGCCAGCGGCGACAGCGGCTTGGGGCGCGGGATCTTCGCGAGGATGACGCCGTCGAAGGCAACTGTGCCGTCGAGTATCGGCATGTAGGTCCGGTACCGGCCCATGACGAGGTCGCCGGTGACCGCGACCGACGGGGTGTACTCGTAGTCGTTGCGGATAACGATGGTCGTCATCAGGTGACCGCCATTCCGACTCTGGTGGCCGTGTTGAACGTCGAGTTACTGAGGGTGAGCACCTGAGTTCCGTTCCTCTGCACGGTGATGTTGTTTCCGACGAACGTGACCGTGAGCCGGTCCCCGTCCAGGAAGGTCTGGGAGTAGGCGTAGGTGGCGACCCAGGCGCCGGCTTCGATGCGGTGCAGGCCCGTCCGTCCTGCGCGCCAGTAGTTGAGGGAGTCCTGGAGCCGGAAGACGGCGCCCTGCTTGAGGGTGTTGCCGGGGTTGGTCAGGAACGTCACGGCCACCGCGCCGTCCGCGTGGCCCGGGATGGTGGCCACGGATCCCGTGGAGCCCACGGGGTAGGCCGCTCCGCCCGCGTAGCCGCTGGAGGTCCACTGGCCGGTCGTCTCCGTCCAGGAGGCCGCGCCGATGTCCGAGGTGCGGGTGGTCCAGTCGGCCCAGCCCTGCGTGAAGGAGTCCAGCACGGTGTACGCCGGCACCTGGTCGCTGTAGAGCGAGGTGATCAGCGTGCCGTGATCGTCGTAGTACTCGACGAACGGGTAGACGTTCACCTGCTCGCCGGAGTAGGCCTGCGCGTATCCGGACAGGCACATCTGCACCCGCTCGTCGTATCCGAGGGGTGCCCACTGTGTGTTCGCGGTCGGGGTGATCGGTGGTGCGACGTTGAAACTGGCGGTGAGGGCCTGGTAGACGCGGCCGTGGTAGATGACCTTGTCGCCCGGCCGGTAGTTGACGCTGTTGCTCCAGTCCTGCCAGGTGTACGGGATGGGAATGCCGTACAGCACGGGCTGCTGCGGGTCCATGGTCGACTGGCCGGCGACGCGGCCGACGGAGCGCACGCCCATGGTGGCCAGGACTCCGCCGGAGTTGGTGTTGCGCACCCACAGGGCGTTGCCGGCCTTGTCGTTGGGGTCGGTCGGGTTCTGCACACCGATGCCCACCAGTACGCCGTTGCTGCCTGGGGAGACGCCGGCGGTGAAGGAGATCTCCTCCCACCCCGCGACGCGGCCGTTGGCGTCGACCAGCGTGGAGTCCGTGCCGTACTGCACGGCGGTCCAGTACGCGTTGGAGGCGGCGGTGCCGGTCGGTGCCTGCGAGGATCCGTAGGCGCCGCTGCTGCCGGCCTGGTAGAGGTAGGAGCCGAACTCGATCTTGTCTCCGGCCGCGTAGTTCACGCCCGCGTCCCACTGCGGGTAGCTGGGGTGGTCGAAGTCCGCCTGGTCGTCGGAGAGCATGAGGTTGTAGCCGATACGCAGGTCGGCGTCGTACCCGGTCGTCTCGGAGATGACGGAGCGGATCTGTTCCAGGGTGCCCTTCTGCCGGCCGAGCGTCGCGGCGTCGCGCACCCGCTGCCGGAAGAGGTAGGCGGGTGTGGAGGCCTCGAAGTCGATGCCGAACTGCGTGGCCAACTGGGCGATGTTGTCGTAGCGGGTGTGCATCGCGTCGTTGGTGTAGCGGTTGGAGTCGTAGTAGCTCTTCACCATGTCGAAGCCGAATCCGAAGATCGACAGGAACGGCATGAGGTACGGGTTGAGGGTGTTGGAGTCGTCGGTGACGATGTTGCCCGGGGCGGTGTCGACCTTGTAGTGCTCCGGGACGAGGGAGTACATGAGGTCGGTGTAGCCGTTGTCCTTGGGCATCAGGCAGGCGACCGTGCCGGCCCGTGACCACTTGCCCGAGGCGGAGATGAAGATCGTGTAGTACAGCCAGTGCCCGCCGGCGACGCCTGTGTCCGCGTAGTTGGTCGCGGTGTGCGTCTGGTCGAGGAGGATCTCCCCGTCCGTCTCGGTGACTGCCCAGCCGTACCGGTTGCGCAGCAGGCGCAGGGTGTCCCACGAGCCGGCGGGGGCTGCCCAGTCCAGGAGCACGGTGGTGTAGTCCACGGGCGTGGCTGTGAACGGGCTGACGTCGAAGTCGGGATGGACGTCGGTCCCGTACTTCGTCAGTCCGTAGAGGGAAGCGCCGTAGGTACCCATGGGTGGCTCACATCTCCCGGAGCATGGACACGGAGAAGTTGATCTCGTCCAGGGTGTAGGTCTTGCCGCCGTTGGCGTTGCGCTCGATCATCTCGATCTTCTTGCCGGCCGAGACCGGGCCCTGCCAGAACGCCGTCGTGTGGCTGTAGCCGTTGAAGTTGTGCGTCACGGTGTGGCACACGACACGGCTGCCGCCGACGGCCAGGCCCAGCCAGCGCTCGGGGTCTTCGAGCAGGATGGAGCCACGGCAGTACGCGGACGCTATCCACCAGCCGGTGCGGTTGGCGGTGACCGAGGAGCCGTTGAAGATCCCCTCGGGATCGTTGGCGGCCGACGGCCGGGGGAACGGAATCGCTACGCGTTCGGCGGCACCTGTGACGGGTGTCTTCGGAGGCTTGAGCGTGTGCGAGGTCTTGGTCATGTAGCAGACCGGGATGCCCTTGCCGCGCTGGATGGCGTCCAGGCGCGCGGCCACCGATGCCCAGGTGTTCGTCTTCATCTTCAGCGAGGTGTCCTGGTGCGGGTTGAGTCCCAGGGTCTGCTGGATGGCCAGGACCTCGTCCTGGAGGTTGTTCACGTGGCTGGCGTCGATGTCCTCGACGAGGTTCTTGTGTACGGCGAAACTCTTGTACTGCTTGGGGTATACAGCGGCCATCAGCCGATTCCTCCGGTCATGACGATGTTGGCGATGTTGCCGACCTTGGGGATCTCCCAGGCGCGCATGACGATGTCGGCGGTACCGGTCTGGGCGGCGTCGGAACGGGCGATCATGGGGATGTCGACGTAGCGGACCCCGGCCACCGCGAGGATGTTCCGGTAGAAGTCGCTGAGGGTCAGACGCTGGCCGAAGTCGACCTGGGCGAAGGACAGCATGCTCTTGATCGCCTGCTGCACGTCGTAGAGGACGGAGGCCCGGGAGTATCGGGGCCAGCACTCGACGGTGATGGGCTTGGCTGCCGTGCCGATGTTGACGGCGACGGTGCTGGGGCCGGACACGGAGACCGTAGTGCCGGCCAGTGCCTTGGCCTGGAGGGCGGTCTGTACCCGCTGGAGGGTGGCCGTGCTGGGGGTTCCTCCGTCGGAGCCGATGACGAACACGGAGATGCTGGTGTACGTCGAGGCCACCGCGTTGGCCCGGACGATGCCGGGCAGGGTCAGCGCGAGGTCGGAGAAGTCTCCGAGGGTGACGCAGCGGTCCTGGGTGCGGAAGATCCTGGGGGCGTTCGCGCGGATCTGGTCGTTGCTCTCCGCGTCGGCCCCGCCGGTCATGGCCGAGGAGATGGCGCTGCCGTCGGAGTCCTGCGCGATGGTGACGCCGGGCAGGTCGGAGGAGGCGATGGCGTTGACGACGCCGGCGTTCACGTTGCCGATCGCACCGCCACCCACGCGGTAGGTCGCGTACAGGGTCAACTGGGTGGTGGGGATGGCGCCGTTGTAGTTGTCGCCGAAGCGGATCCACGTGGCGCCGGAGTCGTCCAGGAACGTGGCGAACACGCGGTCGTTGGGGTCGGCGTCCACGAGGTAGTCGACGTGGGTCCACTCGACGACGCTGTCGACGTCGTCCACGAAGACCTGCACGGTGCCGTTGATGACGGGCACGTCGGGCAGCCGGAACTCCTGCACGGGCAGGCCCGAGCTGGTGCCGACGTTGACCTGCTTGCGGGTGACGCCCTGGGTGACGGCGACCGTGGCAGTGCCTCCGTTGACGGGCACGAGGATGTCGGTGTTGGTCTCGTAGGTGACCGGGCCGTCGATGGCCTCGATGTAGTCGGTGACGACCTGGGTGCCGGCGGGCACGAGGACGGCTGGGCCGGGGTTGGCGGTCTGGAAGGTGACGGTGCCGTTGGCCGGGACGCCGTTGCTCGGGCTGTAGCCGAGCAGGTCGGCGATCTGGAGCAGGGACAGGCGCTGGGTCGCGGTCGGTAGGAACGCCTCCTGCTGGAGACGGTCGCCGTAGTAGGAGAGGCTGTCCCCGAGGTAGGAGAACAGCTCGACCAGGAGCACGCCGAAGTCGCCCTCGGAGCCGGGGATCCACTGTGGGAACTTACGGGCGGCGTAGTCCAGCAGGGAGGCCTTGAAGCCCTCGTAGTCCCTGCTGGTGTAGTCGATGGCGGGTACGTCAGCCATTGATGACCTCGCTTACGGTGCCGCCCACACGGACCACGGCGGTGTTGGACTGGAGCGACAGGCTGGAGGGGGACGTACCGGCCTCGCGGCGCATGTAGTCGACCTCGATCCGGGCGAGGGACAACTGGGAGGCGTCCGGGATGGGGACGGCCTTCCGCAGGACTACGCCGGGCTCGTAGGTGTTGAACGCGGCCGTCACAGCGCGGCTGATTTCCTGCGCGACGAAGGACGCGTCAGGGTCGAACAGCAGATCCGCCACGGGAACCCCGTAATCCGGGAGCATGACCCGCTCCCCCGGCTGCGTGCCGACGAGTGCGTGGACGTGCTGAGCGATCTGCCTGTCCGGATTCGTCTCGACGGCGATAGTCCCGTCGGACGCAAGGCGAAATGGAACTGCAATCTCGGTAGGCATGCTTGCATTCTCCCAGGAATGCCTACCGAGATTGCAGTTCGGTCAGGCTGCCGGAACGACGTCCGTTACGGCGATGCCGCACTGACCGCACTCAGCCCGGAAAAAGGGCGCCGTCAAGTTGGGATACATATCCACTGTGTACGAGATGCCCTCGACGGGACACCCCTCCGTACGGCAGGTCACTACCATCTTGACTGGCTGAGGCTCTTCCTCGTCCACGTTAACTCGCAATCACGATGTAATCGACGCCTGTAGCGGTGACATTGGTGCGGGTTAGCCAGATGGTTATCGAACTCGTCGTGACTCCTGTGCAGCCGACTCCTGTTACGGATGTGCCGGGCACTGTGGTAGACGCAGTGGCTACCGCGCGTGGGTTGGCGCCGAGAAGCCCCAACCCGGTTACGGTCACCGACGTCGGTTCGTTCGCGGCGCTAGGGGTAATGGTAACGCGACCGGACACAATGTTACTGGCGGTGAGGATTCCCTCTACCTCAACAGCATCGCTGCCGATTATCGTCTCGGTCTTACTGCCGCTGTTCGTGTACCCCTGGTAGAACTGCGGAATGTTCGTGGCAGTGGAACTCGCCGGCGGGTAAATGGCCAGCGACCTGGAACTGCTTGTGCCGTCGACCGAAATGACTCCGGGCTGGTCAGACGCCGTCGCGCTGTAGAAGAGCAACTGGGCGAAGTTCGCA